GTATCTATCGTCATCATTGCCTCCTGGTCTCACCATGGACGGCGGCGTACCGCCGTCCGGAGCGAGATCAGGTCAGCCCTTGTGGTCATGCCAGTGAAGATGTCCGTCATGCTCGTGGGCGTGGTGACCCTGTGCGACGGCTTGACGGCTGACGGTGCGACCGGCGATTTGCTCTGCCCGGGCAATGGCCTGCTTTGCCAAGGCGGAACCAGTGGCCAGAATTAACCGATAGGCACAATTATCGGTGACGTTTGCCCGGTCATCCCAGCCGGTAAACGCAACGCCACCCGTCGGGCCTACGACTGCCTTCGCGCGGCCAGTGACCAGGGCGGACGATAGTTTGGCGATCGCCTCGCGGACCTCGGTCTTCCGCTGAGTGAAGGTCTGACCGGGACGGATTTTTGTGTCGCACGGCATTTTCGATATCCTTTGAAGGGAGTTGTCCGGGCAGTGTTTTGCCACTGCCCGGGTTGCGGATTGCTTACCAATCGAACGAGAAAGATGGCGCGGGAGCGGCCGACATCTCGACCTGGAGCGGTTTGTCGTCCAGATCAATCGCTCGGGCTGTAACCTCCGGCGCGCGCACCTCAGCGGCGTCTTCGAGGTCCAGGAACGCCGTGCGGCTGTCCCTGATGGCGCTGAGCGTCGCCTCATCGATCTCAGCCGCCGCGACATCGCCGGCCTTGACGATCTTGCGAGCCGCTTCCCGGGCGATCTCGATAGCCTTCCGGGCTTTCTCGGCCGCTTCGGGTGACAGCATCGAGGAGATAGCGCGCGCCTTGTTGGCGGCATCCCGGACGCCTTGCACGTCCAGGTTCCGGAGCCCGGTCTCCATGGTCGACAGCAAGTCTCGGATCTCGGAATTGATCGCGCGCACGGCCTCCACGTCATCTGCCGCGACCCGGCCAATCATCACATAGAGGCTGATTTGTGTGCGCTCGGCGCCGCGGTTGAACTCGGTGATAGTCTCCCGAGCATCTTCGATTGCCTGCGTCAGCCGATCGCGCTGGGCCTCTGGGCACAGAAGCCCGAAGGAACTGGGCGAGCAAATCGCGGTGATCAGGGAGCGCGCCTTGCTGCGGCATTTCACGGCCGCTTCATGCTCGTTCGGCAACTCGATAACCCGGTTTGTCTCCCAGACAGCGCGCCGTGCGCCGTCTTCCGCGATATGATCCGGCTCGATTTCGCGGGTGGCATAACTCACGTTGCCACGGATGGAGCTTTTGAGGGAGACCAGCAGACCCGGCCTTAGCGTTGAGATGTTCATGGTGCGTTGCCTATCAGATTGAGGGGTTGAACTGATCAGAAGTCGAGTTGACGGCCGGAAGCGGCAGCGGTGGCCGTTTCCGGAGTAGTAGCGGGACGGGCACGACCGACAGCCCATTCGCGGAGACGAGTGATTTTCTCAGCGGCGGTCTTAGCCATGGGAACGACGGTAAGCGTGGCGTTCAGAAGGTCTTGGACGGTCAGATCACGCGCGCCATCGGCGAAAGCCGCATACATCGCGTCAGGGACAAGGGCGGCGATCTCACTGCCCGTGAAGCCTTCGGTGGCCTTAGCGACATCGAAAGCCCAGAGGTCGTCACCGGGCTTGCGCCCATGGGCTTTGAGTGCGGCCACGATGATCTGTTCGCGCTCAGAGTGCGTAGGCAGGTCGATCCACCAAATCTCATCGAACCGGCCCTTCCTCATTAACTCGGGCGGCAATGAGGAGACATCGTTTGCCGTCGCAATCACAAACGCTTCGCCCGCTCTTTCCTGCATCCATGACAGGATTGACCCAAGAGCATCGGACGAAACACCGCCATCGGCCGCGCCTTGCGTCGCGCCGGCCAGGGCTTTTTCGATCTCGTCCAACCAAACGACGCAGCGACCGATAGCCTCGATGGTGCGCAGTGCACGGCGCAAGTTGCCCTCGCTCTCGCCGACGAATTTCGATTTGAGCGAACCAAGATCGAGGCGCAACAACGGCACGCCCCAGGCTGTGGCGATCGCTTTCGCGGTCAGCGATTTGCCGCAACCCGGAATGCCAACGAGCATGGCACCCTTCGGCGCCGGCAGACCATAAGCCCGAGCCGCTGGGCTGTAGGCTTGCCGGCGGGAGGTAAGCCAGGACTTCAGCACGTCCAAACCACCAACTGCGTCCAGGCCGCCCGGGATCGGGTCATACCATTCGAGCACTCGTTCACGCGCCACGACCCGCTTTTTCTCTTGGGCAACCGTGGTGGGATCGATGCGGCGGAGTTGAACGAGAGACCGCGCGTAGCAGGCCGCAGCTTCCTCACCGGACAGACCGACAGCAGCATCGATCGCGGCATCACGAGTGCCGTTCGGCGCGGCCGCGGCTTTGATCTCTTCCGGGAGCGAGTTGATCGCGGCATCAAGAATGCGGCCGATTTCAGCACGGTCCGGGAGCGTCCATTCGAGCACGGTCGCGTGGTTGGAAAGCTCGGGAGGAACATTGCCGTCCGGGCTGAGCACCACGACAGCTTGCGCGCTATCGCGGCCGATCATGGGCAGCATCCGCGTGAGGTTGCGGAGTTGACGGACCGTCGTCATGCCGATCGAGCCGGCCAGCCACGGCGGAAGGTCACGCATAATCCAGAGGCACCGCTCCCGGCCGCTACGGGCCCGCTCACCGATCTCGTTCAGCATCTCACCCGGGTCACGCGAACCCATGTTCACAGGCTTGCCGCCCATATCGCACACGCCGGCCGCGACATCCCATGTGCGGCACGTGTAGCCGGCGGCGGCAGCGGCCTCGAAGAGATAGCCCTCAACGCGCGCCTCTTCGCGGCTCACAACCCAAAGCAGAGGATTGCGTGCCCGCAGAAGCGCAGTGATATCAGCGCATTGTTCGGCGGCTTTAGATTTGATGATCATATCAGCGTGCTCCCAGACCGACGATGCGGCCAATAGCGGATGAAACGGCCTCGACCTCATAGCCATTCGCCAGGATCAGCCGCATTTTCTCAGGGGTGAAAGTCTTGGTTCCCGCCATCGCGGCGAGAAATTGCGCGTGGCGGCAAACCGGATAGACGGTTTCCGTGCCATACACGTTGCGGATTTCGACCTGAATTTTCATGATCATTCCTCCGGCCCGCAGGACAGGCACTCTTTGTGGCGCGGCGTGTAATCCCAGTACTTTTGACCGGGCCTAATGTCCCGGCCGCACCAATAGCAGGCGTGCGGCTTGCGTGCAGTTCTGAGGTATTCCATGGTGTTACTGCCGTAATTTCCCATAGTGAGGTAACTCCAAAGGCCGGACGGTATTGTCCGGGAGAAAATCTAAGGGAAATCGGGCCGGAAAGATAGCATTTATTTGCGTTGCCCTGCATTAATCTGGTAAGGCGCCCAAATGATGATCACACCAGAACAATGCCGCGCCGCCAGAGCATGGCTCGGTTGGAACCAGACCGAACTGGCGCAGAAAGCCCACGTCAACTCGCGATCGATCGCCGGCTTCGAACTCGGCCAAAACAGGCTGCTGCACAACAATCGAGAGGCGATCGCACGGGCCTTCACCGAGGCTGGTATCGTCATCTGGCAAGACGGGAGGGCGATAAGCAAAGCATGATCACCGTCGAAAGCGCGGCCAAGCACTACTCGGCCTACGCAGCGCTCTACACCCGGATGCTGACCGACGATCCGCTCCTTTGGCCTACCGTCGCCGTCATCGCCATGAGCATGTGCAACAGCGCTCGTGTCTCGGCCGCCCTCGGTCCTACGATGGCGCTGCATCGAATCCGTCCCCCACAAGGCACAGGAGACCCGCTCGAATGACCGACGGTAAATGGTTAGAAAGACTGATTGCCCGTGCCAATGACATATCCGACGGGCAAGCGGCCAAATTGGCGCTGGCACGCACGCGACCGAGTTCGCGACGCAAACTGGATTGGTGCCTGGTTTGTGGTGGCAATAAGCTCGATGACGGTAGCCTCGACCCTGATTGCCACCATTTATGGGGAGATATGCGATGACCAGCCCAGCATTCCATGCCGCCGCACGCGAAGCCAGAGCATGGCGCGGCCCGCTCATCCTCGCCGCGATTTACGCGGCGATGGCGGCAATCCCGTTCATCATCATCAAAGTGCTCCACATCCAATGAGCGAATGGATATTCCGCGCACCCTGGACCGCCGCTGACCTCAATTCGCAGGGCATGACGCACAGCGCGCTGATCCAGGCGCCCGGGCCCGGCCTCACGCTCCTCCTCGTTTCCAGTGACCCGAACGGCGTCGACTACGTGATCGTGCCCGCCAATCAACCAAAGGATACCCAATGACCGACCTCATGCCGCTCACCCAAGCTCTCGGCATCCTCGCCCGCGTGCACACCAGGGATGACCCAGAACTCGGCTGTATTGTCCTCATGGGTGCCACGCCGCCGCCGCTGTACGATAGCCACGCTGATTACACCGAAGCATGGCGTTCCGTCCGCCACGCCATCAACCTGCCATCAGCGCCGCCCGAAAAGCTATGAGCGAACTCAAATGGGTCTGGGCCAGCGAGCACGCCCAGGAACGAGCGATCGAACGCTGGGGCATCGAGCCGACACGCGAGGAATGGCGCGAACTCGCCATGATGATCCTCGACACAATCGCCGGCACCGCGCGCGCCCTCATGATCCGCAGAGACCTCGCCAACGGTCGCGAGCACTGGCTCATTGCCCTCCGAGGCCAGCGCCACCGTGTTCTCTGGGAGCCAAAAACAGCCAGCATTGTCACTGTTTTCGCGTAGGCTTGCGAAACCCTCACGCCATCGTGTAATGCGCGAAACGCACTCACGGAGAACACCCATGGCTTCCGCTCTCGGCTCACCCACCAAAGGCACCGTCAAAGCTCCCCCTCAGCATTCCGCGCCGATGAACACCTCGGTCGGATCAGGCTCGCGCCCGGGCAACGTCAAGTTCCCAATCGAGGACAGCGCGCCGGCCAACCCGCATACGCTCGACCGCGAACCGTTCGGCTCCAACCCGCTCGGCATGGGCAAGACCAGCCAGCAGGGCGCGTAAACCGATCCACGTGGGGGAGCGGCGCGGCGCGGTTCTTACCAAGCCAGCCGAAAGGCCACACAGGAGGCTCACGGCTGACAACATGACGCCGGCCCTCCACGGCAACCGCCGAACTCCCGCGGCGGAAGCCAACCTCCCAATAAGCGGTGATCCGGCATGAAAATCCCGACCGAGCTTCAGCCCATCATCAAGCGCCTCACAAACTGGCAGCGAAATCAATGGGCTCGCGCCGGATATCCGACAGACCAGAAGCGGCTCGCTCAATTCGCCGAAAAACGCAAAAGTGCGAGCCAGTGAGTTATGAACGACGCGCCGCCTCTCAAGAAGAAGCGAGGACCGCCAAAGGGCGTCAGATACGGCGGCGGCTCGCGTAAGGGCATCCCGAACAAGGTCGGCCGCGAAGATCGTCTCATCGCTCGCAAATATGGCCCAGACGCCTTGCTCGCTCTCGCCGTTCAGGCCGGCCTCACAAAGCCGCTGAAGCGCCTCCCGGACATCAAGCTCGCTCAGGCCGAGAGTGTGCAGCAGGGTGCCGCCCGTGAGCTCCTGGACCGCGCCTATGGTAAGCCGTCGCAGCCCATGGAACACACAGTGGACGAAACTTTCGAGGCGATCCTTGATCGTCTTGGGCGTTGACCTCTCAGCGTTCAGGCACGAACCCCCCCACCCCCCTTATTTGTTAAGGGCGCGCATTGAGGCGCGTGCGGGCTTTGCTCGTCACAGGGTCTTCAGACAGGTCTCTCTCCCATCCTTGCAGTTGCCCTGCTCGGTCAAGGCGTAGCCGGGCGGTGTGCCTAATGCTCGTAGGGCCGCGCGTTTGGTAATTCCTGATGGCACGCAAGGTCGGCGCGGCAGCATATTGATGGCGCGATGTAGCGGCGTTACGTTGGATTCGGTCTATGATGGGAGATGATCATGAGGAATTTTAATCTCTGGGAGATTGCCGGCGATGTCCGGACGACTATCGCGGCGATGCTCGTTCGCGGGACGCCACCGGAGCAAATCGCGCTCCAAACCGGCGCGTCGCTCAATGTTGTTCGTCTGATCGCGGCCAGCAGGCAGTGAGCAAGCTCGATTGGAGCAAGGCGCGGCGCCCGGGACTGTCTTACAGTCTGTCAGACAGTGCACGGGAGACGATGGGCGAACGCTGGTTGGCCGGGCAGCGGGAGAAACTTTGGAAGCGGCCGCCGTCGCACCGCACGCCGCGGCACAAAGATCAGGCCGGCGGCATCTGGATCGTCCAGGGCGCGGCCTCGCCGACCAATACCACTGGCTTTCGTCAGGTGCGCCATTTCAAGAGCGTGCGAGCGGCGCATAAGGCTGGATTTACGTGGGTGAAGGTGTAAACACTTCGGCGCGGAGATGTTCTGATGGCTGTCCCGACGAAAGAGATGATGGCGCAACTCATGCCCGACGTTCTCGCGCGCATCGACGATCTGAACTATGAGCCGGACGGCCGGACGCCGCGTCTCAGCGTCGATGCATCGGCAATGGCCCGGGAATACGCAAGACAGCGCTATCGGCGGGAACAGGCGCCTTTCAGGGAGCCGGTGCGGCCGTTTGAGCGTGAGCCGCCGCCGATAACGGAGGCGCTCGATGCGTCTCGGGAGAAAGATGTGCCGTTTACGCTTGTCGATGAGGCACAATGGGCATCGATGACGCGGGTGGAGCGGGATCGCTTGGTGCAGCAGGCTACGCAGCGCTACAGGAGACCACAACAGATGCCCTACGCGGCGGCATTGGCGACAGCGGGGGAATGCAAGCGCTCGGGCGGGAGACACAGGGTCTCGGCAATGGTCTGGCGTCTGCCGGCCAGATCGAACGCGCCATGCTGGAGAATTACCGCGCGAGTCTGATGGCCGCATACCAGCCGCTGCCATCACCTGTCCCGGCACCAGAACCCGCGCCGCTCCGGACAACGCGCGAACTCGATCTCGATGACGGTCATGAGGTCGGCACGCCTGCCGTGGCGGTGCGCGCGATCGAACTGGAGTGATCCATGAGGCGATTGGGTGTAAACACTTTCGGCTGAGTGTAAACACCGGTGTAAACACTTGGCCTGGGTGTAAACACCTGCGGAGGGAACGATGCGCTGGCTTGATTGCCTTACGGATTGGATTGATCGTCGGGCGGACTGGCTCGAAGACCGAGCGCAGGATATTCGAGTACGCGGTGAGTTGAACCGCGAAATCGCGGCTATCAAGGCCGAGAATGAGGTGCGCATCTTCCGGGAAGCTGCTAGACGGATTGCTGCTCGCCGGCACTTTGGCGACACCGCGAAAGCTAAAATCACGGAGAACACCAATGCCTTTTGACGCTCTACCGGAGAAGCCCGATCTGTCAGTGCCGTCGGTGCGCGGGCTGGCGTGGCTGCTGAGGCGCCAGGACCAGTGGCCGGTCCGGTTCGACTGGAACTTCGCGGCGTGCTCGGCCTGCGCTATGCGGCTGGCATGGGAGCAATGGGCTGGCGATCGTCCGCAGGGGTATTTCTCTGTCGGTCATTTCACCCGGGATACGTTCGGCAATGATCTCATGTGCAATGCGTTCATACTGGGCGCGTATGAGCCCGTTCCCGACCGCGACGTGACCCCTGAGATGGTCGCGGATCGGCTGGACGAGCTTGCCCGGTGAGCGACTTGGCGCTGTTCGATACGCCTCTTCAGCGCGTCAGAGCGATGGGCTCGCATCAATCACACAATGCTCAAACGCATACGTGGCTGACGCCACCATTTATTCTGGAGGCGCTTGGCCTCTTCGCGCTCGACCCATGTGCCGCGCCGGAGCCGCGACCATGGCCGACTGCCGAGACGATGTGGACACGCGCTGACAACTCTTTGGCGCGGCCGTGGTTCGGTCGTGTCTGGCTCAACCCGCCGTATGGCCCGAGGGCACAAATCGCGCCGTGGATGCGACGCATGGCCGATCATGGGGTAGGGACCGCGCTGATATTTGCTCGGACCGAAACCGCGATATTCTTTGAGACAATATGGGAGCGAGCAACTGCCGTGCTGTTCATTAAGGGCCGCTTGGTATTTCATCGCGGCGATGGGACATTGCCACGGGCCGATCAAGGCGGCGGAAATGCTGGCGCTCCTTCGATCTTGATTGCCTATGGGGAGACCGATGCTTTGCGGCTACGGGATTGTGGTATTCCGGGCAAGTGGTTACGGCTACGTGCGGACGGCGGGATGTTCATGGAGATCGCGGCGGAATGATCGAGGATTGGGAAAAGGCGCGGCACGAGATCGATGTCGCGGCGGCTGTGTCGCGTGGCGTTTCAGCGGCGCTCATTGCTGCTCTCGACACGCTGACGCCAGACGATCGGTGTGCACTGTTCTCGCTCTATTGTCCGCATTGCGGTGCGGCCGATACAAAATGTATCTGCTGGAAGGACTGTTGAAATGGGCATAGATCCGATGGAGGCTGAGCGGCGTCCGGGACTGCTGCGGGAGGAGTTGCGCAGGCGGAAGCGACGGCCCTCGATGCCCGGGCTGGATAGGGCGACGCTACTGAAGGCGTGGGGTGAGGCGCAGGCGGAAGCGCGTGATGCCGCCGTGCTACGGACGGCCTCGCTGAAGTCCTGGGCCGAGACGCAGCCAGATGCCGGTGATCTCCTGGCGCTATTCAGGGACGAGTGAGATGCCAGACGATACTCCTGAATTCGTTCGAACCGCATGGTCACACTCAAAACTTGTGATCGTGGCGACGCTGGCCGAGGGGCCGTCAGCCGGTGGGCAGGTTGTTTGCCTGGCATCCCGGAAAATGTTTCGTGAGCAATTACCACGGGTCGCTCGCAGCGCTCGGAGCCAGCGCGTCATGGATAGCTTGCGCGGCGCTATTCGTGGTCAGGTTATGCGTGGGATTGATGGTCTCACGCCCGAAACCGACAAGGATTTCATGGATGATCTCGCCTCGCTGATGGCGGCTCAGTTGACCATGGGAGAGCAAGCGCTGGACGGCACCGGGCTGTTTTCGTTGATGTTCGCGATCAATCCGGACGAAACCCGCCCATGGACTGAGCGAGGATTTCTCAGTGCCTCAGATGCTCGCGCGTCGTTGTGATGACGACACTCACTGAGGCGGCGGAGATGCTGCGGTCCGCCGTCTGGACCGTCACGCCGCCTCGGACGAAAGCGGACTTGCATTTGTTTCGGCCGCATCGGAAATATCCGTGGTTCTGTGCCCACTGCGGCTATGGGCCCGGCGAACCGCTCAAGCACGTCCAGGAGATAATCGCAGGTGACGACCCTCGCTGATGCTCGCATGGCCCGCCGTGTCGAGGGCCTTCGCCGGCTCCGGGAGGATTTGACGCTCTATGCATCCGAAGCACTGCGGATCAAGGGCAAGGACGGGCAGATAATTCCCCTTGTTTTCAATCGTGCGCAGCAGTTTCTTCATAAAAAGTTGGAAGATCAGAAGCGTCGCACCGGGAAAGTCCGGGCGATCATCGGTAAGGGCCGGCAGGGCGGCGTGAGCACGTACGTTGGCGCGCGGTTTTTCCACCGGACGACGATGTATCGTGGCACCGAGACGTTCATCCTGACGCACGAGCAAGACGCGACGGACACTCTGTTTGAGATGGTCGAGCGGTTCCACGAGCACTGTCCGCTGAAGCCGTCGACAAGCGTCAACAACGCCAAGGAACTGACCTTCGATAAGCTGGACGGCGGCTACAGTGTCGGTACGGCCGGCACCAAGGCGCGTGGCAGGTCCAAGACCGTGCACCTTCTACACGGCTCAGAGGTGGCGTTCTGGCCGAATGCGGCCGAGCATTTCGCTGGTGTGGTGCAGACGGTTCCTGACCTTCCTGGCACAGAGATTATCCTGGAGAGCACGGGCAATGGCCCATGGGGAGAATTCTACGAGCGCTGGCAAAGAGCGGAAGCAAGAACAGGGGATTACGAGGCGATCTTCGCTCCATGGTTCTGGACAGAAGATTATACGCGACCAGTGCCAGAAGGGTTTAGCCTGACCGATGAGGAGCGCCGTTACCGCGATTTGTATTCTCTGACAGAAGGTCAAATGGTGTGGCGGCGCGCGAAAATGGACGAGTTGCGAGACCCGAGATTGTTCAAGCAGGAGTACGCGGCGAATGCGGTGGAGATGTTCGAAGCCAGCGGGCGGCAGAGCTACATCGATCCGGAACTGGTTGTCGCGGCACGAAAGCGCAGCCTTGATGGTGTTGGGCCTCTTGTTGTTGGTGTCGACCCTGCACGATTTGGAGATGATCGGTTTTCTGTTGCTTGGCGCCGCGGCCGGAAAGTCATGCAGGTAGAATCCCGATCAAAGATTGGGACGGTTGAGGCATTGGCGTGGCTCCGGGATATCATCGATCTGCACAAGCCGGCGCGGATGTTCATCGATGCGGGCGGTGGCGGAGATCGGCTATTCGATCTGCTTGTGTCCTGGGGAGAACCGTACTCCTCGTGCATGGTGCTGGTGAACTTCGGGAGCGCGCCGCAGACCGAGATGCTGATCGCGGACGATGGGACGAAGCGGGCGGGTCCGGCGAACCGGCGGGCCGAGATGTGGATGCGCTCGAAGGAGTGGCTGGAACAGGTCGGTGGTGCTGATTTGCCGGACGAAGACGGATTGCAGGCGGACGCCGCGGCGCCTGGATACACCTACAGGACGACGGACCAGAGGTTGGTGCTGGAGAGCAAGGAACAGATACGCGCCCGTGGGGTGCGGTCGCCGGACGAATGGGACGCAATCGCGTTGACGTTCGCGGAACCAGTACGGGATCGGCCGGTGCGGAACTCGCCACGTGCGCCGAGGATGCAGACCGGCGGCGGTGCCCGGGATGATTGGATGGGCCTGTAAATACCTCTTCCTTCTGTCTGACAGTCACTGTATGACAGTGGCCGATTGAAAATTGGAATCGGCGGTGGCGAAGGCGACAACCAGCAAGACGACGATGCTCAGCGTTCGGCTTCCGAATGATCTGTACGCGCGTTTAGTTGCCCGTTGCGACACCAATCGGGCAACAATGGGAATGACTGTTTCGGCTCTTTTGGAGCGAG